CGGTTGCTCGTGGGTTCCTGACTTCAGATATTGTGTAAGTTTTGTCCGTAGCAGGCCCAAGAAGGTAATAACGAGCCGAGCCAGCATAAACAGACCTTAAGGGGATATAAGCCGTGCCATAGACCTCTGGAACGCAAACGTTGTCCTTTATAATCGTATTGTCGGTATTCGCCGGGAAGATTTCAGAGATTAATCTGGTATTGGGATAAGTTCCTCTAAGATATTGCTGTAAGAAGTCTTCGCAGGTAACATCAATTTGCTGGTTATAGGGAGAGGCGGATTTAATAACGAATCTCCATGACCCCACAACCTCCTTGCCAGAACCATCATCAACCACCAAAGCTATCCTGACAATACCACCCTTAAAATTGGAAGCAGTAAGAGTGTTTGAGCCATTGACGATAGAAAAACTCACATCATTAGGGGCATTAATCCCATATTCAGACTTAGACCGTCGAAGGGTAATGCCATTAAAATTAACTATCTTGAAGGTGTGAGCGGTATCCCACTCCCCATGCGTCCATATGCTGGGAGATTCTTGTGCGCCGATAGTAATCGAACCGGTGCCAGCAGCTACCGTGCCAGTTGACCAATGATATTCAGTCCCTAAATTATCGGTCACACGAAACAACCACGTCACTATCTTATTGGTCGCTGCAATAACCGCCAATTGTCGAGTTGTGAATGTCTCTGGCATTAGGCCGATACTCCCAGAACTTTAAGTCTGATGTCTGAATACCCATAACGAGACACACTATTGCCGGAACGGGTTAATTTGCTATCAAACCTGACAACGTAAACATTGGAATCGCCCGCATGACTCCACTTGAAAGACCTCTGAGTGCCATTACCCTTCGCCGAATCGTTGTAATAATCAAATACCGTGCCTGCATCGGATTCCGATAACTGGTTGTATTTATAGGTTATATAGAAGATAGATTGAGTACCGAAGCTAATCCGCTCTTCTGAACCATCAACCCCGTAGTGGATAGCCTGTGATTTGGCTGATTCCTCGCTGAGGATCCCCTGTGCTGCTACAGACAATGCGGCGGTTGTATAGTCAGCAGTGACTGTGCCGGTGAAGTAATTAGCTAAATATTTTGCAGCCATTAGTTTGCGGCCCTCCTGATTTCATCCTTCAAGAATCCATTACGTGAAATTTGCTTAGTCACTACATCCCCTATCTCCTTGCCGTCTATATGGAAGTGAGCATGGACTGTTACATCGCCGCCCGGCCCATTTGACCCACCGTTCAAACCAAGATTGTCCAGCATAGTTTTTGTCTGTTTATTGTTAAATATCCTGCTTGGTGGGGTAAATTCTAGCTCAGGCCCGCGTTCGCCAACTACTCTCCAGCCGCCTTCGTGATAGCCACCATCGGCGTACCCTCCCAATCCTGCATTAATAAGTGTTTGTGAATTACTCCAATTACTCCAATCCCATTCATCTTGGTTTGTTGCAGGATTGGCGATTACCTCTTCTGCCGTTGCTGTTGCCGCAAGCCCACCCGCCCACGGATTTTCCTGTGTGTATCCCATCTGGGTCGCATTATTTATCGCATCTTGTAATGTTTGGCCGGGGTTAGTGTACAATTGCGCACCACCAGTCCAACCAACTTTCGGAGAATAATAACCCGTTGCCTGTCCACCAGATGAAATGATTGTTTGTGCAGTCGCTGCATTAATAAGTGCGTTTCCAGCAGAACCCAACAATGCAGCCGCTGATGACAGTGCGGTAGCCGCCGCTAATTGGGCATCAAGCTGCAAATCTATTCCCTCCTTCAACCCACCGACATCACTCATCACACCGCCGTAGATAGCCTTATAATCCCCACCGTACTTCTTCATGTAGTCGAGGTATTCTTTAGCGTAATTAAGATAATTCGACACATCAGTTGTGGACGCTCCGGTGGCCGATGCAAGCCCCTTTTGACGATTGTATTCGGCCTGGATTGCCTGCATAGAGTTAGATGGTGCAAGCGGCGAACGGTTCATGTCCGACAACCACTGTGTGATGGTGTCACGTTGATCCAGCAAAGACTTGGTAAGTTCGCCAATTGATCCGGCTGCTGTATTCGCCGCTTTAGCCAATTCTATTTGCCGTGCCGTTTCAAGGTCAGTATATTTTGTTAAATCAACCCCGGCTTCTTCCAGTGCTTTCCCGTAATCATCGAATTGCTTATTGATTGCTCGTAAGGATAATTCATATTCAGTCATCCCCTGAGTTGCTATGATTTCAGTTATGGGGGCCATCGCAGAGCCGATTTTATCAATAACTAAATTGATGTCATTAATCGCCCTTAACCCGCCTTCAGTATCACCACCCTTAATTTGGGCACCAATATCTTTAAACATTTTATTGATATTATCTTGCACTCTGTTAGTCAACATGGCCCAGGCAGCAGTATCGCCAATCAAGCCCTCCCCACCTTTCAGAGATACATAATCCCCAAGTGCATTTGCATAAGCATTACCAAGTGATTTTGCCAATGCCTCCGCATAATTTTTGGCAACACTAGAAAGAACCGTTGATGCTTCGCTTTCGTTGTACCTACCTAAAGATGCGGCGGTTAGTGTTGCTGCAAAATCGGCAGAGGCCAACTCATTTAATATTTGTGATTGCATTTCCTTCGGGAGTTTCGACGTAAAATCAAAAACCATTGTGTTAAATGATTGTTGAATTATTTCAATAGAATCAGCATAGGCGTTAGCAATTGGGATGTACCAGTCGTTGCCGACGGTTCCGGCATCCCAGTTTTTTTGCTTAAATCCGTTAACCTTATCAAATATTTGAGCATTTACTTCTTTGTTCACAAGCTCGGTTAATGTGAATTCGTTCTCGCCAGATGAAAATAGTTTGTCAACTCCTAACGCACCAAGAAACGCACCTACAACAGCGCCAATCGCAGTTCCCCAAGGACCGGCATCTGACCCTATAGTAACTCCAACATAAGCACCACCGGCAGCCCCCAATCCTGCCTGTGCTGCCCTACCGAAGTCCTGTCCTTGGAGCAACCTGCTTATAAAAGTTGCGATACCTGCCGTCCATGCAGAAAAAGCTTCAGTGCTTAAGTCGGCGATTGCCTGTCCAGTGGCGGCACCTGCTTCTTCACCTACTAAATGAGCAGCAATCAATGCTCCAGAATTGGTAGCGGTACTTTGTAGGCTTGGCAAAATTCCGCTTATCTGGCCCAAGAAACCAGCCCCCGCCGCTCCGTAGCCAACATTACTAACCACACCACCACTACCACTAGCACTGCCACCACTAGATGCAATGGCACCGCTAATCCCCATTTCTTTTAGTATTCCAGCAGTAGCTGATTCGACACCTAAAACGCTGCCCATTGCAGATATGATAGGAACTATGATTGGCCGAGCAATTGCCAATGTTGCCATTTGAGCAAGCATTCGACGGAAGATACTTAAGATACTATCCCCCATTTTTCGGAAAGAATTTGTTGCGCCACTAAACAGGTCTTCAAACATGGTTGCAAAGGAATTGTGAATTGCGTTTGCGACAGTTTTGTACATTTCAACCTGCCTTGCGTTGGCTTCTTTTTGCAATCGTTCTTGTTCTTTAGCACTATCCCTTACTACCCTATCAACCGCCTCCTGCCCCTTGATGATGGATTTCGCCTTGGCTTCTTCTTGTTTTTGGTAATTTTCAGCAGCATGAATTTGCCGTTTATCAAAATCATCTTGCCATTTTGTAACTATCTTAGTCTCTTCTGCTAGCTGGTAAGTATCTATAAGTGCTTTATTAGCGTAAGGTTGCTTTCTTAGCTTTTCTATCTCGTACTGCAAATCTTTGAGTTCTTTATCGAAATTGTCAAGCGGGGCAGTATCTATTTTTTGTTGAAGCGAAAGAGCCGTAGCGTCCCATGCTTCCTTGAGGTGTTTGGCATCATCAGCGGCTTTTTTAGCGGCATCATTAGATTTCTTATCAAGTGAAAATTGCTGTTCTTTAAGGATATTCCTCTTTGCAAGATACTTATTGATATAATCTTCTGATGCACCGGCTTCTTTGAACGCCGATGATTGCAATTTTGTTTGTTTATTGTATTCAGCAATACTTTCCTTGTGATTTTTATTGATAGTCTCATCCATCATCTTCATTATTTTGATGACATTGAGATTGGCTTTCTCTTGTTGCGTAAGTGGCATCATAGGAATAGGGGGCACAATTGTTTCTCCTAGGCCGGGACGTGTCCCTATGTTTTTTATGGCATCCCACGCATCAAACGCTTTCTTTGGAAGAGCACCAAGATTATTGCCAGTCTCTTTAAGTTTAGTATTTACCAAAGAAATAGCCGCAATCATTAATCCTGCTTGATTCCCCCATAAGATTTTTCCAATTATCCCCATGCTTGCCGCTTCAAATGTTCCACTCGGAGCAGCATCATAAATAACCTTCAACATTTTAGCAGTTGCACGTAATTGATCTACTGTATCAGAAATGGATTGTTTGTTGGTTTGCAACCACTTATCCAATTCCTGAGTCAATGCAATAATATCCTCATAGGACTGTTTCATTGCCCCACGAAGTATTTGATTAACTGTAGTATCTAAGGACGTTTTAACTGCTTGCCACTGCTTTTCAAGAATTTCCGTTGCTGGGCCAAATCCCTTGAGTAATTCTCCAATATGTTCGAGAACAGTATCTGTTGCTCGCCACTGCGCCATGTGCTTTTCTATTTCCGGGTCGATTTCTCGCAGTGTAATAAGCATCATTGACGACTGCACATTCATGCCTGTCATTAATGACCTTACTTCTGTGTTAATTTGGCGAGTTATTTCTTGCCCCTGTGTCATTAAGGGAAGAGCATTGGATATTTTCGTAAATGCGTCAATCTGTTTGGCATTGTTCGCATCAAGAAAAACACCGGAACGAGCAAAAGCATTAGCAAGAGCAATTGTCTCTTGGCCTGATAACAGTGTCTTAGCAGCTATTTTCTCAAGTACCGGAATAATGGCTGTAGAATAAACTAAGGCATTTTTCCATTGATCTTCAAGTGATAATCCTCTAATGTTTTGTCCAAACGTGACAACCATCGCCGCCATCGAAGCAATTGCTGTATTGTATTCCTCAACAGCCTTAAACCCTTTAACAAATGGCATTGATAAATAATCAATAGCGGTGCTGATAACATACATTGTAGCGTAGAATCTCAATACCGCACGCTGCATGGACGCCATCGACATCTCATGGTCACCGGTCATCTCTTTGTTCAATTCTTTCAACTTGTCGTTCTTGGCTCTCTCGAGGCGGACTATTTCAGCGGCATTCCCGGCGGCGGCGGCTTTCAGAGTCTCATAATTACGCATGGCGGCGGCTTTTGATTCGTTAATGGCAGCCATCGACCTAATCCCCAACTGCTCATAGAGGGGGTTCTTGGTCATCTCGGCATTGATGGAGTTTATCTTGGCGACCATTGCGGATTGGGCGCGGAACTGTTCATCGGCGGATTGCTTGGCCGCTTGGGTAATTCTCTCATAAGACTTAATCGCTAAGTTGGCCTGTAACTGATAATAAGCATCAGCCCTTACACCAAGATTTTGGTATCCTAACTGCAACGCCTCGTTGGTATTTTGAGCAACATTCTTGATTTGTTTATTAAGGTTTTCTTGCTGCTTGACAAATTTTGTCGTATCTAAATCAAGCTCAAAATAGAGTAATCCAACTGACATTTCGCCACCTATTTAACTTCGGGAACTTTACGCATCTCGGCTATAATTTGTTCTTTAGCCTTACCCTTGATTGACTGGAATGCCGGTCGCATAAATGGTTGCTTCGGTACGCCCTTGCCCCAACCTGTAGATGCGGTTCCGTATTCGGTAAATCTGGCATAGAAAACATCCTTGTTACCCGCGTAAACCCTTATATTCCCTGGCCTATTGTACCTTTCGACTTTACGAATTGATGCTCTCAGGCTACCAGCAACCCGACCTACTTGAGTATCAGCAATAAAATTTACCGTCTTGCCTTTACCTTTTCCAGTTTTCGGGGTGAACAAAACATCGCGTAATACTCGACCAGCTCCACGATAGACTGTTCCTACTGAAATCGGTCGGCCCTGATCGTCAGTTTTTCTTGCTGGACACTTGAGCTTAGCGGTAACGACACTTTCGTCCATGAGGTCATTAGCACCGATCATAGCAGCGTCAACAATTTGCTGGCACACTTCTTTGATTTTTAAACCAATGACACGTACCGCCATCGCTACCCCTCGCTATCCCGCTTCTTCTGCTGAGATTCATGCCATGCTCTGGATACCTTCTGGAATGTTCCCCACTCATCCTTAATCCCGCCTGGATACTTCTCAATCGCCTTCCAAAGCGACGGATGATGAAGGTCTATTTCAATATCCTGCTCGCCGTTCCAGCGGGTTTCGCACTGCCCCCGTACCATCTGAAATATAGTAGCCGCTTCCCTATTTTCCACCATTAGCTCAACTCGACAAGGATTACCCAATTCACAAATAGGCGTTGTCGGCGGTATCCTTTCTGAGTGCATTGTGCGGCATTGGTCGCACCGGGTAAGCACTTCTCCCCCGTCAAGGACAACTATGGATCGAGATTCTAGGTCTCTAAACTCGATCCAGTCTGCAAGTTTTTTTCTTGTAACTTAGCCTCTGCTTCCTTAGCGCCGGAGAGCAATTGCAAACATTTATTGGCAAATCTTACAAATCTCGGCTCGCCATTGATAAGCTTGTATTTATTTTCAGCAGTACAGGAAATAAGACTGCCATTAGGAGTTTTTATGTTCCAATCAACAATGGTCTCGTCCCAAAACTCCATCCGCTCCGCTTTTTCCTGCGCGGCAGTTTGTTCGTACTGAGGAACAACCTCCATTGCCCTGGTGCTTTTGTTCTCGACGGGGATATTTAACTTCTTCCCTTTGTACTTGTCGTGGATTTCACGATACCTATCCGGCCCAATCTGCTTGAAACAAATACGCTCATCAGAAGAAGTATCCACGGGCAACCATTCCACATCCCCGGTTTCATTAATCTTGGAATCCATAAAAGGAAACCACTCCCCCTGCCCAATTTTGTCGATATCGAACATTTTAAAAACCTTTCTGCTTATAAAGCGGCTGCGGTTAAATGGGGACTTTGGACAACCCGCCATCCCCACGGGACTAGATTATGTACATGAACGCGCCAGATACTTTGCCTTCAAAACTGGTTTTTGCTACTCCATTACGATCAGCGTCAACCTTCCCGGCAGAGGTCATAAGAATGTTGCCAGAAGTGCCGATTGCATAATAGGACGTGGAATTGAGCCAGAACCTAATGCCGGAAGTGGTGCCGGGGTTCAACTTGATTCCGCTCTGTACCGCCGTCACAAAGCTCATCTGCTCCGCGTTGGTAGGGTCGAAACTTACATCCGACATTGAGATAGTCCCACCATCTGCCGAACCGAACTCAAAGGTGTCAATATCAACTCCGAATTCGCTGACATCAACAGTTTTGCGGGTGCATCCCGACATTGAGAACTTGGATACGCCAAGAACTTTCAACGTTGCACCGAGTGTAACTTTTTGGAAGCTACCCGATAAAGTTGTTGCCCTGTCTGCCATTTTTCATTCCTCCTTGTTTTTTCGGGAGCAATAAAAAAGCCCCGCGAAATGAATTGTTAATTTTTCATTCCGGCGAGGCTTGGTAGCGTGGCCGACTATCCAGATTGCGCGTCTTTCGAGGGACAACCTGAAAGCTATGTTGGTAGCAATTACATTCTACTTCTCTTCTATCAAATTTTCAAGCATTTTTATAATCATTCTCAACCCACGGATGAATGCTCGACATATTTTCTTGCTATCTTCACTTAGCATTATCTATCCTCAACGCCTGTTTTGCCGCCTGACTTTCCTTACAAGCACGATAAAGGCGATTGGTAGCCGTGTTTACGATTAAGCTGGTTAAATGCCCAGCGGGGACGGATGTATCAACAAATATCTTGTATCCAGCGGCTTTTAAGTCTTGGCAGAAACCGATATCCTCACCGATAGGAGGCAGTTCAGGATTTGGCTGCTTATCATCTCGAAACCACGGGTAGGGTAGTTTTCTAAACACTTGTATATCGAACATGAGGCAGCCCCCACCCGTGGCATCGACTTCTACAAGAGAACCGTCTTCCCAATCGTCTATTGATTCGTAGCCGTTGAATTTTTCATCTATCTCCACCATTTTTAGCATGAGCGAATCGAATGGCGGATAGCGACGATGGACTAAAGCACCCACTATTGGCAAGCGGTGGGATAGTAATCGGGTAATTGTTTGAGGGTGGTAGACTTGATCCACATCCATCATGATTAAGTGAGTACAACCTTCAGCCAATGCTTTTTGTACAAGATTGTTTCTTAATCCACTTATCGGCCCATTGTCGGCATGAAGGAAAATAAAATCCGGCCTCTCCATCAAGACAAACGAATGAAAGAATGAAGAAGGCACCCACGGGAATGAAAGTGGTATCCCAATTCCAAGCCTGAACACAGAAGGCTTTGACCATCCGCAAACCTTGCCATCAATTCGGTTGATTGCAATATCATCCTTAGCCGCTTTTTGATACATTTCTGTAATCTTCTTGTTTTCAAGGAACTGATTGCGCCGGTTGGAGTGTTCTATGCTATCAACCCGTTCACAATATAATCCAAGGTCTTGATTGATATGGTAGAACTCATTGGTTTGGGCGATTCTCGTCCAGAACTCATAATCCCCGGAAGTCACCATCGAAGCGTCGAAATATCCATATTCATCGTGGACTGATTTGCGCCACATAGGTTGCGGGCCGACAAGACAATTGCCATTGAGAAGATTCTGCCGGTCATAATCTGGATAGGGAATTGTTCCAACCGTTGTATTGTTTTCAAAGGTTTCATTGACAGTTTCAGTGACTAATACATCTCCGAAAACCAGTGTAAACTCCGGGTGGAGGTCGAGCATCTTGGCCTGGATTTCAAAAGCATCCTTGCGGTGCCGGTCGTCCGTATTGGCATTGGTTAGGTATATTCCAGATGCTGCCTTCACTCCTACATTCCATGCACCATAGACCGTTTCTCTCTCGGTTCGGATGTATTTGATGTTATCATATTTCTGCTGGAACTCAGCAACAATTTCTCCTTCATTTTCAAGCGAACCACTATCAATAACAATTATCTCAAGTTGGTTAGCAATGGTCTGCGCCTCTAAATCTTCCAAACACCCCCGTAGAAATTTGCTGGAATTATAAGCTGAAACAATGGCTGTTATTAAATACTTCCTCATTCATTGATTCCTTTCTTGATTGGGGTATTATGAATCAGTCCTATCCCGTGGGTCTTGCGATCCGGCCAACATTCAAGAAATTCAACCTTCTTACCTTTTAGCCCAATCCAAAATGCCGCTACATCAGGCCATAGTGGGTCTTGAAGATCGTGGAACATGCACATGCTTGCGTACTTACCTACATTATCCCAATCCTTCTGGGGCCACGGGTTGCAATGGTCGCCATCAATCATTACTAAGTCGAATTTACGGCCTACTATCTGGTCGCTGGTAACTAATGCAAGCCGGAGCCAATCGGATAGTTCGATGTATTCCCTTATTTCAGAACTAACATGGTTCGTGGGGTCAACTCCTAAGCACTGGATATCGGGGTTGAACCGCTTTAGGTATTCAGAGACAAACAGGAAATTTCCTGCAAAATAGAGGCCGATTTCACAGTAGGAATTTATCTTGAAATCACTCAAATACACAAGTGCCTTTGCAATCTGGTCAGGAGTCTGGCCTATAGAAGCCGTTTCAGGTGGATTGATATAGTCTGTATCCGAACCATACATGGTCATTCCATAATGAACCCACGGCATGATCCCAAAGCAACGGACGAGGTTTGCCACTACCTCTGGATTTTTAAGGCTGGAGATGTCGAGAGTTCTAATAAGATTCTGAATTGGTACTATGTTCTTATTTTTCACTGAACACTTCCTTTCTCCCCATCGGGGGCCGGTTCATCTTCAACTCCACGGTCTTCAGCGGTAACTTCCCACTCTTCCATAGCTTGATAACTCTCGTCGGGGGTGCGAATGAAGCCTTGCGACATCATTCGTTCATCATCGCCCATCTGGGTTACGTCTATCCATTGGTACTTAATCCATTCGGTTCTGCTAATCTGTGATAACGGTTTTTCCATTGTATTCCTTTCTTAATTTTTTGATATCCTGCATTCAAAATCTACTGCATAATGTGAAAGTAAACTTGACCCATCTTGCAATGCCGACGCATCTTCTATCATCGTCACAAGGTTTGTCATCCGCATCCAAACTAAGGTGTAGCCAGAAATAGTTAACGCACATTCATCCAATAAGCTAATCAAATCTGCATACATGGTTAAGATTTCCGTTGAACCTGCCGACCTTGCAGAAAATAGATCAAATTGTAGAAGGACATCGTAATAAAGTTCTGAAAATGTTTTGTCAGGTACACCGGAAACTATCGAATAGACTAAACGGGGCAGGTCGTCACTATCAGCGGTATCGTACCAACACCGGCCACCCACATCGTTGTAAACGGCAGAGTCGAGTAGCTTATTTTCAATTGCTGTGATTAAAGCCTGCATTTACACAGCCTCCTTGACCCGTAATTCCAGGTATGTGTTGTTACCACTCACATTAATCGGCGGCCCAACTATTGAATATATTGTACTGCCGCAAGTCACTCGCCACGTTGGTTTAATGCTCACAGGCCGGTAGCGAATACGAATCTTGCCGGTGATGGTGCCACCCAAGGCGAGAGATTGGATGGACTCGGCTGAGGATAAAGGCCACACCGCACCCTTAGCAGTGAATATGGTTGTCCATGTCACCGGGGAGCCGGAAGGAGCCTGGAACAAAAGTGTATGATTTAAATCACCCGTTCTCATTATAGGAAGTCCATATCAAAAAGCCTACCAACTGATCCCACAAGTCTATCGTAAGTTTTATCATAATTCACAGTATTTACTCCAATCACATCATCGCCACGGTTTGCATAGAGGTTGACGCATCTGGCTTTTATAGCTTGGCGAGCAGTCACAGGGACACTTGAGGCCGTAGCACCGTATCCACAGATGTAACGAATAGTTATTGGGTTACTTGGATGAAGAGTACCCGTTGGCCAAGTCCCGCTATACGGTAACACCACAAACCCACACTGAGCACCATTTGTCTCAACTACATAGTCTTCCGTTGCGGTTCCAGTTGCATCATCCGCTACGAACACTATTGTTATGTCAAAAGTGTTCGTAGTAACGTTCGAGACTACCCATGCTCCGTCATAGCTTGTGGTTCCATCAATATTGATAATATCGTCATCAGCAAATCCATGAGCGGCAGACGTCACTTGGGTTTTTGTAAGAGGAGTGACGGAAGAAGCCGCAAATGCCGTAATAGCTTTCGTCAAATTCGTTTCCACACCATCGGTATCACGCCATTTGATAAAAGAAACAGATTGGAGATTCCCGTATGGAATCTTGATTCTATCACCAGAAGGCCAATCCTTCGGGAAGTAATCAATGGTTTGTGTAACAAGTTTTCGGGAAGTATCATTTTCAACATCTCTACGCGCTGCTTCAATCAGGTCTGTTAAAAGATCATCATCGGACACTTGTGGCGCATTGGTGAGAATCGAAGTCCCAAATTCACAGGCCGCCAATAGAACTTTTGATGCCGTCCTGATATAGCGTTTCGATCCGGTATAAACCTTCTTAAAATCCGCATTGTCGTTGGTGGTGGTAACTTGGTCAAATGCACCAGTTGCCCAATCGGTGTAGGTTCCCGCTAAGGTATCACATTCTTGAATTTTGGTGTCATTGGTGCCTGTGGCCGCATTAGTGCCGCAATGGAGAAGGACTTCGGCCTGTTTCCCTAAGACATCTACCCCTGTTCCGAGGTGAGTATATGCTGTTGTTATTGCCTTTGAACCATAAGCAAGGCACTGTGTTAAGGTGAGATTGCCGTCGAAAGTGCCACTGTCGATATTGAGGGCTACCTTCAGTTCGGCCAATGTCACGGGCTCCAAACTCGGTTCAGAGTACACTTTTACGATCATGGCTTACACCTCATTGCGTTCCCTGCGTGTCGGCGCGTCATGCCGCCTTTGGCGTCCGCCGCCACTACGGTCTCTTTTCACCTTACATCTACACTATAATTAAAGATATTGCATCTATTTATTTCAAAAACCCCTCGGATTTCGCATTGTCCTGTTTCGGGATTATTTTATACATTATTTAGAAAAGCATATTCTCCATTTATCTCTATTGCTTTTTTATTATATGCTATTGCTGCATCAACGGGCGTTTTGTATGCACCAATATATATTTCTCTGCCATTGTCCCGAATCTTAGCTCTCCAAACTCGGTCTCTATTATGATAAGAAACCCCTTTATATCCACTTGTGTTTGTACATCCAATTGGTTTATTGCATTCATTTTGTTGTCTTGTGACAACTCTAAGATTGCACCGTCTATTATCAAGTTTATTTTGATTAATATGATCTACTTCCATCCCTATCGGAGCATTCATTATTAATCTATGTAGCAAAATAAATTTCCCCATGCGTTTATTGCTCCACTGAACATAACCCCAACCAGTCAAATGCCACCTTAAAGTCTTAACAAGATTATAGTCTTCACTATCAATGATAGTCTCTAATCCGTTTGGCAATGCAATTGAAACAACTTTATTTTCTATCACAATCATTTCCCTTCTTAATTTTTTAAGAACCCGCCATTTGCACATCATCTTTATTTGCCTACTGTCGCGGCATATAGTTACCGAGAGAGGTGGGCGGGTATTTTAATTACTTTTTCTTCTTCGGCTTAGCCTTCTGCTTCTTAGTTTTCTTAGCATCTGCTATTTGATTTACCTTACCTGTTTTAGCCATTTTGAATATCTCCTTTTATTTTTTAGATTGAGGTCTAGAACCGAACCACCAAGTAACACACACTGTAGCAAGATATATCACAGCATCAACTATTAACACAATTATCTTAACCGCATCGGCAGGTGTGAATGCCGGGGATTGAGACATTGCGACTATCTTCTCCATCTGGAAATACATTAAGGTAGTTAAGACACAGAGGTAGAATGTTATCCCTGGCCTCGTCATCCCACGCACGAAGTCAACCATCCCCAACCCGATTGAGATTATCCCTGATGCCCAAGTAGGCGCATGTTCGATAATGTCGTGAGTTAAATATTCAGCCTTATCAGCTTCATAGGATGCAGACTGGGTAACTTCGATCATTTTAGCTTCTGCTATCTCACGATTAGCGTAATTGGTATCTTGCGCTATAGTAACTTCTTTAGCAGCTTCAATCTGTGCGATAGCCATGTCTTTATCCCGCATGGCAAGATCAAAGGCGTTCTTTTGTTTAAGGGTAAAGTAGTCACCTACCTTACCGATTAATGTACCAAGCAGACCTGTAACGCCGCCAAATGCTGCACTGCTTAGGAACCCTACTATTGCGCCCATGATACCTCCAAGTTAAAGCTTTCCCTACCTATTAATTCTCGTAGATGCCTCATCGCAACTACAGATAACAATACCGCTTTTTGGTTCCTAACCGTACCAGTTTTTTCACCAACAAGGATACAACCCAAAACATGCGATAGATAATTTTTACTTTTATCACCGCAAAGATTCCCCGTATGAATGAGGATAGCTTCACGATTTGGTACATTCTTAACGTGGTAGGTGTTGGGAAACTTTTTGCTATTCCACGGTTCAACAACGTAATTACCCTCAGGGATGCAAGATATTCCTTGTTGATTGCCTTTCCAAGGAAGCTCGCCCGTATAGCAGAAAAATATCGAATCATAAAGTAGCACTCCAAATGTCCCTTGATCGGTTGAAGCCCGACGTTTAATTTGTAATTTCATTTTTTTTATTCATTTTATTGCAATACTTAATTTCTTCCTGATCCGTAGTAATCGGAAAATGTTCTATCCATTGATGCTGACAATTGCAGCATTCATAAGCGACAAAATACATCCCTATCGCATGGCCCACATTCTCCGATTTGCAATATTCGCAGGTAGTCATTTTCGTGTCTGCCGTTCATGCTCCTGTAGCGCTGCCGCAACACTATTCATTGACGCCTTTAAATCAACTATGCCGTTGTTTATAGTATCAAACTTGCTTTCCAAGACTATCACCCGATCTCGTATCATCCTGTCGTTACCGTCGCGCTGGGCATTAGCGGAAAAAAGGAAACCGATAACGACCGAAAAGATCAACACCAGAAAACCTAAAACAGCATAGAGACTTAATCTGACAACAGTCTCACGGCCACTCTTGTCGATAACTTCATCACACGCAGAATCTACTTCCGTAAAGCTGTGGTGTTTTCTTTCAACCATCCTCCCGTCCTCCTCTTTTTAATGGGCAGAGTTCAAATCTTTAAGCGTTAAGCATATATCCGCCAGCTACTAATGGTCGCCACATGACTGTTATATCCGCAACTTTACCCGCACCGGCAGTCGCACCGGCTATGGTCAACTGGACTTTCTTGGTAGCAGCGGTTACACTTGGACCACGGTAGACGGAGTAGAAGTTGCCGGTTAGATTAGCCTTGGCCGCTACGATGTTGGAACAGAGCACAATAGGTGAACCATCGTCGGTCTGGACACTAATGCCGGTGAAGGTGGCTACTGCATGGAGGTCATCGGGGACGCTGACAATCACCGCGTCGATGAATAATGCTTGGGCGGTGGCTGTCATCACATCATAAACCGCAGCCGCTTGATTGAGGGAGATTTGCTTGTAGTTTACGGTCTGGTCGGGGACGGTGGATTTCGGTATCCATGCGTAGCCATTATAAATAAACATGTAACCGGTATTCCACTCGAAGCATGTAGCACCATTATTTGCGTCTGTTGGTTTAGTATCTGAAGAATGCACAATGAAGCGGTTGTTCATTGCGCCGATTGCTTGAACTGTCATTTTGATAACCCTCCTTTTTCGGGTATCAGGTTAATAGTTAATTATTGAATTCCGTTAGCTACTCTCCATGCCTTATTCTGTTCTTGGATAGGAGCAGTCGCTGGTTTTTCTTCTTTCTGGATATCTTCATCTTTAACATCCAATTTTTCTTCTGTAACTTCTTTCTTCTTAGTCATTGTCCAATCCTCATAAAAAGGTAGGGGCCGGGAAAATATCCCCCACCTGAAAGGGGTTAGGTTGTCGGGATAGCCAGAACGGTGATACTGCACCCACCGGTGGAATTCCCTACTGCCGCCGTACTGGTAGCGGTAATCGCCTTGGTTGCTGTGTTGGTTCCCGCAAAGAACAGAACTGTCCCAGCGGCTTCCGTGTCAAGCGTGCCAGCGGCCATAAACTTATTGGTCGTGTCAGCCTCGCCAATTACGAGTGCCGGTAGCGTCCCCGTGCCGACTGCGTAGGTTTCGTCAACGACAACCATGACTATGCAAGCACGGTCTTTACTGCCATGTGCGGCTACAATTGTATGTGTGAGTGTGTCGGTTTTTAGTACGCTTGCAGACCCACCCAAACCAGCGGTAAGAAGAGCTGCGACCCCGGCACCATTGGCAAGTTTAGCTGAAGATACTCCGGCGTCGGCTATTCTTATCCCACCCGCTCCGGTAAATTCCAGGCCACCACTGAGAGTAAGTTCCTCAACGTCACCTGCTGCCGCAGTGTCCCTTCCCAGCAGCCTATCGGTATTGGAAACATTCTGCATTTTGGCATAAGTAACGGCATCGTTGGCAATGGTGACAGCCCCGGTATTAGTCATGGTGACATCGGTATTAAGCGTCTGCATAGCCGCAGTGGTTCCGTTGCCGATGAGAATCGCTCCGTCTGCCTTGGCATCGAGGGCCGCACCCTTTCCCGCTGTTCCGAGAATAATACTGCCAGTCGTGAGCGCTAAATCACCGACCGCAAAAGCGCCATCAGCGATAGTCATCACGCCACCTGACTCGACTTCGATGGTGCCACCTGATTCGACAATAAGTTTTCCGCCATTTGCAATGACGGTTTCGTCCCCACCTGCGCGACGATAGGTTTTGGGTTGATAAGTTGCATCTGCTGCCATAATAAAATTCCTCCGTTAATCCGGTGGTTGCCCCTCCTGCACCCCGGATTAGAGATGCAGGAGAGTACCAATTGAATGGCCGGGGTTAATTAAATCTGCGTAGCTACGGCAGCGTTTTCAGGATGTCCCTTAATTACCACAACTGCTTGCGGGAGATTCGGGCCAGTGCCGGTTTCTGCCGTGGTGATCTTGATGAATCGTTTGCCACCAACGTAGCCGATCTTATAAATAGCGTTGTCTTCTGCCGGATCGTCAACCGTGACAACTATCCCGCTTGCAGGCGTTACGCCCTGGACGTCAGCCGTCGCAACGCTGGAATAGCTTCCGGCAACGCCAGTGCCATCATCATCGGCATGTTCCAGTTTCCATGTCCAGTAATTCGAGCCGGAAAGGGTGGACCCCTCTGCGCCTACAAGGATGAGGATCAGGGCGGAATTGAATCCTTTAAGGTCCACTTCCAATGCAGCGGGGGCACTGCTATTCGCACCGACAACCGGGACAATTGCATCTGCGGTTAAAGTTTCGATATTGCTGAAAAGGTCTTTCATGGTTTTTTACCTCCTATTTTTGAAAGGGGGTATATTGCAACCCCCGGTTAATTTATGCGCTTACCTTGAGGCACTTAATTGCCTCGAACATCGTGATTCCGCCCCCTACTCGCTTAGTTGTGTAAAAGAGGACGTTCCCCTTGCTGGTATAGGGGTCGCGCAGAATCCTGATGCCAGCCCTATCAAGGATCAAATAAGCCCTCTTAAAATTGGCGAAGAAACAAGGGAACGTACCTGCACCAATATTGGCGACGTTGTCATCCAAAGCTACCGGATAGCCGAACAAGGTATTGGGCGCACCAGCCTCAAGCCCCGGCCTCCACAAGTAATCACCATTACCGTTCTTCAACTGGCGGATCACACCTGAAGTGGTGCGGTTCATCAACCACGAAGCCCCGTTCAGATAAATAGGCTTCAGGGAAAGGGTGACATCCATAAGCTTGTCGGCGTTGTTGATAAGCGTCGCGTGTCCGCTCGTGGTAAAGCCAACCTTGCCCCAGGCATAGGAACTGTTAGCGATCATCGGATAAGCCGCAATGCCGTGGGGCTTCTCAACTCCATTGCCGGTGATGAATGCAGACCCTTCCTCTTCCGTAAACTCAACAGATACCTCATCAGCAAGCCATGAAGCCAAGTCCATATAGGCATCGTCAAGAGCAATCTGCGTCGTGCCGGGCTCAGCATAGATTTCCTTCATGTTGATGGCGATTTCTTTCAAGGTCGGGGTATTGGTTTCGGTACGGGATGCTTTTTCAGCAACCCAGCCAGAAGTCGCTCCGCCCTGATTGACGAGTTTTTTATAGGTATCCGTGCCGATAGTGCGGACCGTTGCCAGCTGGCGCATGACGCTCATCATCATAGCAACCCGATCAATGGACTGGTCGAATTCAGGCGGGGTGATTAAGTAGCCGCCATCGGGATCGGAAAGGGTAGACAACCCGGCCTGAACTTGGAGTTCTTTGACTGCCGCCAACTGAGCCTCGCCACCTTTGCGGAACCAAGTCTCGAATGCAGCTTTGTGTTCGGCCTTCACCTTGTCGATAGCGGTAGTAGAACCACCCTTGAACTCGGCACGGGCCACTTCAGTCTGTAAGGTTTCCAATTGGGCTTTCAGGTCGGCAACCTTGGTCATGTCGGCATTGATAGCCGCTACCTTTTCGACCAAATCAGCCGGTGCATAGCCTTTACTCTCTACCGCCTTAATGCGGGTATCATTTGCCGCTTTGAATTCCTCGAATGTACGACCGAGGGCTTCAATTAATTTCTTCAACTCGTCCATAATAATATTCCTCCTTTT